ACACAGAGACGGGCAAGATTTAAAGGAATAACACAGTTAGAACTGATCTGCAAAAGTGATCTGCTGAAAGAATACCATAAAGGATTCAGGCACTGCCTTGGACACTCTTAAAAGAGTGCCCAGATTAAAAATGGTATCCAGTTTGAATTTACGTCCTCTTGATTTTGACAAGGAAGAACTTTAAAATCAAGAACCCCACAACAGTTGATATTACTATAAAGCCTATAAATAATATTGTCCAAATCCACTGAAACCATGAAAAGTGCAGCCAGCCAAACCAATCAATTCCTCCTTTACCCTTTTGAATAATGGGGGTGGTTGTCTCATTATGATGTCTAAAATCAACATCTTTCAGGTAAGTCAATTCGCCATCTATCTTGAAATTTTCATTGCTGTTGGGACACGTTGCGGAACATGTAGTAGAGATTTTTGATCTATTCAGGTGAATTATGGTGTCCACTGATGATAGAACAGAAGTGCTGATGATGTATGTGAGCAGACCAATCTCTGGACAAGAAATAACTGCATCTGCAGTCCCAAAATCAGTGACTGTCTCTATTTTAAGGATGGCTCCTGCTTCACAATTATAACAGCCTGTTAAATTCACAAATCTTACAGAACATTTATTCCTATCAGTCACACTCTCCATCTGGACCTCATTGAGTCTGAGCAGGATGGTGGCTGAGATCTTTGTGGATGATGATGCATAAACAGATCCACTTGAGGGGTAGAATATGACATTGCCGATAGTGGATGGCAATTTGTTTTTCTTCAGCACTTCCTTTGGATCTAGGAGCTGACTAGAACAGTGGACCACATCCTTGTTTATCAAATGATGGATGAGAGATTGATCTGAGAAACAATTAGTAGAGATCTGCATTGCGTCAGATGCTGTGGGACATTGTATCTCTCCTAGTTTCCCTGTCGACACTTCTCCTCTTCGGTTGCATGGTGCATGGAACATCTCCCCTGCTTGTGACTCAAAAAAGCAATCTGAAAAGCCAAGATTGGGGGCTGCACTAACTGAGGATAGCTGCACCCGCCCCCATGGAGTCTTTTGTGGAGCATCAGGAAGCAATAGGACCTCTTGACTTGATCTGTTGAAGAATATCTCTACTTTAATTGAATGGGTCCAGGAGGGGCACTCAAATGCCTTATAAATAAGGGATTCAGAATTTATGAAGGTCTTTCGCAAGTAAAAACAGCTTGGATTCACATTAAAGCACCCACAGCCTATGCCACCACATTGGGGATTGCAAGAGCTCCATCCTAACCGGCTCATGATCTGGTCCCTAGCACCCCATTCAGAGCTGTAGTCATTTTCACTCATTTTCATGCATGCATCATTTATGCACTCACCTACCAATCGACATCTCCTAGCACCCAAACACTGATGTGTAGCTTTAGGAATCCAGTAAAGATCACTCTTTAGACAACTCAGACGTGCCTCCAAGGTCTTGATTTTCATGATTCCCAGTGACTCCCCTGTCTGGCTGGTCAACAATACACAGGATACTTGTCCAATGGGAGCCACAGGTATGAGTGCTGTGGTAGTGAAGGTGCATGAGTATTTATTGGGCGCAATTTGCTGGCAATCCTTTGCAGGGGAGATCAGCTTGATGGAATCAGAACACGCCTCACTTCTTGAAAAGAGGGAGAGTATAGAGACCAGCATCATCACTTTTGCTTTTCTAGCAAGTCTGTTTTCTCTGGGCGTTGCTGATGACGGTGCAGGAGTCTCAGCAATTGGGACTAGTAGTGGTAGATCAATGCCTGATTCTTCATCTATTTCTCTCATCACATCTCTCATTCTGAGCATCTTTTGAAATGTTTTTTTACTGGTGTATTTGCAGCAGACCGTGCAAATCCAGATGATAGGCTTCAAGACCCAAATGCAGAACATCACAATCCTTTGGACAGCTTTTAAAGCCATGCCAACGATAATGCAAACTAGGGAAAAGACTAGTGATATCAACACCCATTTCTCCTTACCAAAACAGTGAATGTTCACCCAGTTTGCTGAGCAGAAAAAGCAATTAATAAGATCACAAGCAGACATGTGATGACATGAAGTTCGTAGATCAAATCTGTCAGCTTTGGTGTCAGACCATATCTTCATGTCGATCTCTTCCGTGCTAATTCTAGACATAGGATGAATATCTACTCTGAATTCTTTCCCTTTTGCCATCCCAGTGTAACAAATTGGCCCTAAACACATCTGGTAATATCCTGGATTAAAATGTCGTACAACTACGATCACATGATCGACACCACACTCAACAGAACAATCAATGCACGATCTGGGGGATGATGCCTGGACATGCCTTCTTGATCGTTGAACAACCCATTTGGAGTGTCCAAAGCATTGTGGTATGACTGTGTTGTCGCCTATCGTGACATGCAAAATTCCTGGTATGAGGTTTCTACTGCACCGACAGACTGGGTTAGATTGTTCACAAGCAAATTGGGAACAAAAGGGAGCATCTCCTGTACATCTTCCTGACTTACATTCTGAAAGGTCACATTGTGATTTCCCATCCGTTGTATTTTTGCAATCAAATAAAGACAGCCAAGGGCCTTCTCTCCAGCTCAATGAGTGTCCTTCCAGGAAAACCACTTTTTCTTTGAGCAAAATCCAACTGATCTTCTCAACTGTGTTCTCTACAATGCCTTTGCACTCTCTCAATGAGTTTCCTGCCACGCTGCAGAATGATGTTGTTGGTTGTTTCATTCGTGCTGTTGCTTCCGTCTCAAACTGACAGATCATGTCATCGTATAGTATGATGCTGAAAGGCGGGTTTAAGACGGGTGGGGTCCCACTAATACAGGTTTGACAGTCTTTACTTAGGATGTGACTTGCCTGGCATGTTAGGTTGCTTATCCGCTTGTTTTTGGGATCCAGTGCCAGAAATGTTTTCCTACCACCAGAACAGTCCATCTCTCGACTGACTCYATCTGATAGCTTATCAGTAAAATTCTCCATGGGAAGGAAGCCTATTTTGCTAACCTCCAATCCTGTAGGCACTTCAACTAATCCTTTTGAGAGTTCGTGAGACCTGGGAAGTCCTTGTAAGAACTGCTTTTTCTCAGGCTGAGAAGCAGTCCGGACGTGCTGGATCAGATCCTCCAGGAACCCCATTGCCATTCCAGACAATGCCAGAAAGAGGGTGATTCTTTGAAAAAACATCTTGCCTTCTCTGTGTCACACACATCTTGCCGTCTTTGTGCACTTCAACTAATCCTTTTGAGAGTTCGTGAGACCTGGGAAGTCCTTGTAAGAACTGCTTTTTCTCAGGCTGAGAAGCAGTCCGGACGTGCTGGATCAGATCCTCCAGGAACCCCATTGCCATTCCAGACAATGCCAGAGAGAGGGTGATTCTTTGAAAAAACATCTTGCCGTCTTTGTGTGAGTTCGTGAGACCTGGGAAGTCCTTGTAAGAACTGCTTTTTCTCAGGCTGAGAAGCAGTCCGGATGTGCTGGATCAGATCCTCCAGGAACCCCATTGCCATTCCAGACAATGCCAGAAAGAGGGTGATTCTTTGAAAAAACATCTTGCCGTCTTTGTGT